TCCTGACCGTCGACGCTGACAGTGACGGCGTCTACTCGGAGGACGAGTTGAACGCGCAGCCTGTCCGGGTGCTCCAGGCGTTGGCGGAGGAGCTTAATTACGACACCGCGGGCGAGACAAAAGAAGAGCTGGTAGCAGACATTCTTGACGGTCAGGCTGTCGCGATCGCGACAGAGGCAGACACAGATGAGGACGGAACCTTTACGGAAGAAGAACTCACCGCGCTGACCATAGCGCAGATTAAGGCTCTGGCTACGGAGAGAGGGTACACCATAACCACAACACGCAAGGCGGATATAATCGCCGAATTTTTAGCACAGCAGGAGGAATAAGCCTATGACATGGGGCGAGATGGCAAGCGCGACACTCGCAGAGGTGCAGGCCGCCGGGAAGCTCGACCCGGTCAAGGACTACCTCAGAGTTGACGGCGAGGATGACGACGTCATGGTGTTCGCCAGTGCGAAGGCAGCATATCAGTACATCGTGGACGGAGTCGGGGAGTTCGATGAGGATTCTCCGACCGCCGAGATGCTGCTTTTTGCCCTTACGCAGGACTTTTATGATAACCGCACACTGACGGAATCAGAACAGCAGTGGAAGATGCGGCAGTCCTACACCTACCAGTCGATCATCCTCCAGCTCCAGATGGCGAAGAGCCTGCGGGAGGAAGGTGAGGATGCATGAGCCGGACGAAGGGAATCGATCCGGGACGGCTGAATCACCGGATTACGATAAAGCGGTATGTCGAGAGCGAGGACGAGCTCGGCAACACCATAAATACATTGGAACCGCTGAAACGGGTTTGGGCAGAAGTGCGACCGCTCCGGGGCAAGGAATCTTTGGAGTATTACAAAGACGTCCATGATCAGATCTATAAGATCACGATCCGCTACACCAACGTCACCACGACCGATGTGGTAGTTTTCGACGGGGTGCAGTACCGCATCCAGTGGATTACCGATCCGCTGATGGACCACAATTACTTGGAGCTGATGTGCACGCGCCTTGAGGAGCACGCCGTGCTGGAAGAGGAGGGCTGATATGGCTTTTGAATTTGACATATCCGGCCTCTCCGACCTTGCCCGTGATGTGGACAAGGTATGCCGCACTTGCCCGGGCGAGCTGAACACCGCAATGAATCAGGCGGCGGAGGGGTGGAAGGACTTGTGCAACAGTAAGTTCCCGAAATCTTATAACTCGGGCAAGCGGCCCTTCCGCAAGAACTGGAGCACCAAAAACACCTATGGCGTGACGGGTATCATCGAGGAGACGGAGATCGCCAACAAGGCCCCGCACTTTCACCTGGTCGAAGAAGGTCATCGCAAGTTTGACTTTCACGGCCATGACACGGGTAAATTCGTGCCGGGCAGGCATTACGCCGAGAAGACCCGGGAGGTGTGGCGGTCGGAATTCCCGAAGATGGTCAAGGAGCATCTTGACAAGGCTTTAGACAAAGGAGGCTTTTGATGGTCAGATATGCGAACATCATCTCGGCGGTCAACGGCATCCTGGAGAAGGTTTATCCTGGCATCAAGCGGTACGGCAACGACACGGCGGATCAGGCGACCCCGCCTTACTTCTTCGTGGAGGTCGTGCCGTTTGGTACTGACTACCTGAGCCGCAACCTGATGCACCGCCGGTGCTCCGTCAAGATCACTTACAACCAGAGGATCCCCGATCAGGTCGACAACCTGACCAAGGTCGAGGAGATCCGGCAGGCTGTCGGCATGGTCTTCGTGCCGGACTGCGAGCCTGTCCGCCGACTGCTTGTGCAGGACTATACGCACGAGTACATCGGAAACAACGACAACATTTTGCAGATCTCCTTCACGCTCGACTGGCATGAGTCCACCGAGGTGCACGAGGGCGATCTGATCGAAACTATTGATACTGTTATACAGGAGGAATAGCTTATGGCTACTTTAACGGCACCTAGCGTGACCATCGCTTTTCATGAGCGGGCCGCCTCCAGGATCCAGAGAGGCACCCGTGGGGTGGTCGCCCTGATCCTTAAGGACACCACGGCGCAGGTCGTGACCGTCTACGATGCATCTGACATTCCGAACGGCCTGACCGATCTTAATGTCCAGCTGATCAAGGACGCCCTGATCGGCTACCAGACCACTCCGAGCAAGGTCATCGTGTACATCCTTGCGGACGGTGCGTCCGTGGACTATGCGGCGGCGATGGATTACTTCGACACCGAAGACTTTGACTATATGGCGGCACCCTATGCATCCGCAGACAGCGCAGTCAGCGACCTCGTGACGTGGATCAAGGGCATCCGTGAGAACGATTACCGCAAAGGTAAACTCGTTATCAACAACGCCGCCGATTCTGAAGGCGTGATAAACTGGGACACCGTGCTGTACCGCACCGGGGCGTCCGATTCCGTGAGTGCGGCTTATGGGTGCGCACGTATCGCCGGACTGCTCGCAGGCACTGCGATGACGGCATCCGCCACCTATGCGCCGCTGACCGACTTCGTCGACTGCGCGCGGCTCACCAAGGAAGAGCGTGATGCAGCTGTCGGAGCTGGCCGTCTGGTCGCATTCTGGGACGGTGAGAAGGTCAAGATCTGCCGGGCGGTTAACAGTTTTGTGACCACAACCGGCGACAAGGGCGACAGCTTCAAGAAGATTCGCCTGGTTGAGGTCATGGACATGATCCGGACCGACATCAACACGACCATTCAGGACAGCTACATCGGCAAGTACATCAATTCGTACGACAACAAGTGCCTTCTGGTGACGGCAATCAACGCCTATTTCCAGAGCCTTGTCGATGATGGTGCACTCCTCGGCGGCACCTGCGAGATCAACATCTCCAGGCAGAGGAATTACCTCGTGAGCAAGGGCATTGACGTGTCCAAGCTGTCTGATCAGGAGATCAAGGAAGCCAACACCGATTCCCACGTCTTCCTTGCGGCGACGATCTCCATGGCTGATGTCTTTGAGGATGTTGTCCTCGACATCTCTATCTGACGGGAGGTGAGAGCATGAAAGAATTCATTAGCAATCAGGTCATTAACGGCACCTGGGGCGAGGTCTGGGTCGACGATGACTACATCGGCGAGGTCGAGTCCGGGCAGGCGTCCGTCGACATTACCTACACCGCTGTGAAGCGTGTCCGCCACCTGATCGACGGCCAGAAGATGACCGCCATCGCAGGAAAGGGCAATATTAAGCTTCACCATGTTCGGAGCAACATCTCCAAGAAGATCTCCGACATCCTGAAGGCGGGCAAGACCCCGGACTTTAAGGTCATCATGAAACTGGCCGACCCGGATGCACTGGGTGCGGAGCGTGTAGCTCTGTATGGGTGCAAGTTCGACAAGGCGACCCTGATGGACTGGGAAGGCGGTAAGAACTCTGAGGAGTCTTACGGCTTCACGTTCGAGGACTGGGACTACCTCGACTACATCGAGGCGTAAATAAGCACACGAAAGGCGGATGAGAGCATGGGAAACATCATTAGCATCAAAGAGATGATGCAGATCGACCGGGAGAAGTTGGTCGAAAAGGCAACGAAGGAAGTCAAGGCGAAGCACCTGAGCAAGGTCATGGGCAAGCCCGTGTACATCAAGGTGCAGGCTCTGTCCGGGAGCACTTTTGCGAGTATCATGCAGATGGCTCAGGGCAAGGACGGCAATGTGGACATCGGCAAGAGCCGGGTGGCTCAGGCCCAGCTGGTGCTCCGGGGCGTGGTCGAGCCGAACCTTAGGGATAAGGAGCTCTTGGAGTATTTCAACGCACCGACCCCCAAGGAGCTGGTCGAGATGCTCTTCCCGGGCGGCGAGCTGGTCAACATCGCCAACGAGATCGGCATCCTCTCCGGCTTCATGGACGAAACCGAGGACGGAGTTGAAGAGGCTGACCTTGGTGAAGAAGTAAAAAACTGATTGATACCGACGGGGACGTGGCTGCAATGTATTACCTTTTTGTAAATCACCACTGGCCCCCGTCGGTGTATTTTGACGCTCCAGAGTCCGACAAGCGCGTGATCCTCGGATTCATCGCGCGGGAAGCGGAGCACTACAAAGACATGGAAAGTCAGGCGGGAGGTTGACCTAATGGCAGAAAAGAAAATAGAAGTCAGGATGCGGTTGGTCGACCAATTTACCAGCTCCTTTCAAAAGACCATCAAGGCGATGGAGTTCGGCTCCAGCACCGCCCTAAAGTCGTGGAAAAATGTCGAAAAGGTCGGAAAGTCTGTGTTTGACGCAGGCAAGACCATGACCGCCGCCGTTACCGTTCCGCTTGCCGGTCTTGCGGCGGCATCATACAAGACCTATGACTCCGTGGACAAACAGCTCGCACTGGTCAAGGCGACCATGGGCGACACGGCCTATGCGACCGCCAACCTGTCGGAGGCTCTCGAGGCGGCATCCGTCAACTCGATTTTCTCGATGGAAGAGGGAGCTAATGCGCTCGTCAACTTCGCCCGTCAGGGCTTTAATGCAGCACAGGCGGCTGACATGCTTTCGCCGTCGATGTCACTGGCGGCAGGCACCGCAACCGACCTTGATGTCGTGACCGCAGGCCTCGGCAACACCCTCAAGGCGTTCGGTGCGTCCTCCGACGAAGCTACACGCTATGCCGATATGTTTACCAAGGCACAGGCGCAGGCCAACACAAACGTCACCGAGCTGATCGACTCCATGGCCATCGCCGGGCCGATTGCCAAGACGGTTGGGTGGAGCTTTGAGGATGTCGCCACGCTGACGGGTGTTTTCGGTGACAACTTTATCTCAGCATCTGAAGGTGCAACCGCTCTCAAGACAGGTCTCTCACGGCTTTCAAGCGACAACAAAAAAGTCAGGGAGGCGATGGATACTCTGGGCATCAGCCTTTACGACGATGAGGGTCGGATGAAGTCCATGGTCGATGTCATGGACAGCCTCCAGAAGGCTTTTAGCGGCCTGACTCAGGAAGAGCAGATGAATTACGCCACCAAACTCTTCGGGGCCAACCAGATGAGCAAGTGGCTGACGCTGATCAATGGGCCGGGAGCCGAAGGATTGCAGGAGATGCGTGACAACATCACCAATGCAGGCGGTGACGCTCAGAGAGCCGCCGATGCTTTGGTGACACCAATGGAGCAGCTGTCATCGACTTTTGACGTATTTAAATATAAAGTCGGGCAAACTGCGGCGCAGTACATCACGCCGTTCATCAAGAAACTCACGGAGCTGGTTGACAAGTTCAGACAGCTTTCACCCGAACAGAGAAACAGTGCCGTGCGGTTTGCCGCCCTTGCAATGGCAATCGGCCCCCTGCTCATGCTGATCGGCAAGCTCGTGATCTTTGTTGGCAACGTGGGCACCGCCTTCTCGAAATTTGCAAAAGCGGGAAGCCTTGCAAGAGGTGCGCTTGCGTCGATCACCGCCCCGGGCTGGCTTGTGGTTGCCATCGTCGCCGCCGTGGCGGTTGTCGTGGCGGTCTGCATCGCCCGGTGGGACGACCTGAAGGCATGCCTCGAAGTGGTCAAGCCGACCATCGACGAGATAAAGGACAAATTCCAGACCATCAAGGACAAGATCGAGCCGCTCATGCCAACACTTCAGTGGTTGGGCGGTGCATTCGTGGAGGTCTTCACCGGGACGATCCTTGTGGCGGTTACCGTTTTCGTTGGCTTCTTCACGGGTGCGCTCGACGGGGCCATGAACGCTCTGACCGGTATCGTGGGCATCATCACGGGCGTGGTTGGTGTTGTGGACGGCATAGTGCACGGCAACTGGGAAAAGGTCTGCAACAGCTTCAAAGATATCTTCGTCGGCGTAATTCAGCTGATGACCGCACCGATTGCCACCCTGACCGGGGCGATCTCCGGCATAGGCAGTGCGATTGACGGAGCAATCAAGAAGCTCCAGGGGCTCGGCAAGCAGAAGGTCGAGGTTCCTGTGGTCGGTGTGACCAGCGGCGGTGGCGGCACACCGTCACCGAGGGCCAAGGGCGACGTCTATTGGCGAGGCGGTCTTGTGCAGGTACATGAGCGTGGCGGTGAGATCCTCGACCTGCCGCATGGCACACGGATTTATCCGCACGACGTTTCCATGGCCATGGCCAAGGGCTCGGGCGGCGTGACGATTGCCAAGCTCGCAGACAGCATCGTGGTAAGAGAAGAGGCGGACATTGACCGCATCGCCGACAGACTGGTGCGGAAGGTTCGCATAGCAAAATCCGGGATGGGAGGCATGACTTTCAGTGGAAATATGGCTTAAAGGATCGAAAAAGTTAAGACTGCCCGTCCTCCCGGAGTCCTACACCGTCACGGAGGATCAGCAGGTCGAGATCGTGAATGTCAACGCCCTGGGCGACATCGATCTGGGCGGCAACAGGGGACTCGAGAGCATCAGCCTGTCGAGCTTCTTCCCCCGGCAGTATGATTCCGGTTACTGCGAGTACAGCAATCTTAAGTCCCCCAAGGAGTGCGTCGAGATCATCAAGACCCTCAAAAGGGAGGGCGTCATCCGGCTGATTATCACCGGGACACGGATCAGGACGCAGGTCAGGATCACGTCTTTTGAGTATTCCGAAAATGACGGCACGGGGGACGTTTTTTATAGCATTGAATTCACCGAGCACCGGCAGGTGCCGATTGGTGTGTCGAGTGTGGTGACCCTCGCCGATGCGGACGGTCAGGCCACGCAAGAGCCCGGCGAGGAGTCCAACCGGACAGAGCCGGACACGTCATCCGTGCAGACCTACACCGTCAAGGAAGGGGACTGCCTGTCATCTATCGCCCGGCGGCTGACCGGTGCGGCAGACTGGCGGAGCATTTACGAGCAAAACAAGGACACCATCGGCGGCAACCCCAACTTGATCTATCCGGGGCAGGTGCTGACCATAACGGGGGCTAAAACGGATGAGAGTCAAGCTGTATAAGCCCGGCGGGGCGACATACGACATCACCGGGGCATGCGCTAAGGTGGGGTGGAGTGGATCGTGGTCTCAGGCGTGCCGTCAGGCATCCTTTGACTACCTCAATGCCCCGTACGACAAAAGTCTGAGCATTCCCACGGTGGCGGTCGGGGACTTTATCGGACTTGAGGATGACCGTGAGGGCGAAGTCTTCTTCGGACAGATCTTCGGGACGGAAAAGTCGAGCGCAACTGGCACGATCTCGTACACCGCCAACGACATGATGAAGCACCTGATAGAGTCTCAGGGGCAGTACATCTTTAAGAACACCACCCCGGAGGCCATCGCCGCCCAGGTGTGCGCTGACGTGCAGGTGCCGGTCAGGACGCTGACGGCCACGGGCGTCAACATCGAGTCACTGATCTGCGACCAGATGAGCCTCTATGACATTATCATGGCGGCATACACGCAGGCTCACAAGATCGATGGATATCGCTACTTCCCGATGATCTATAAACGGGGATTCTCCGTCTACCGCACCGAGTGGACGGTTGCCGGGTACACTCTGAGCGATGCGTCAAACATCGAGGATAGCTCCATCGAGGAGACCATGGAGAGCATCGTCAACCGTGTCAAGGTCTACGACGACAAGGGTAATCAGGTCGGGCAGGTGGACGATGACGAGTCCGCCGGTCGCTTTGGCGTCTTCCAGCAGATCTACAAGCAGGAGAAAGGCGTGGATCCCACCACGGCGGCGCAGGGCATGCTCAAGACCCTGCCGAAGCAGACGATCCACATCAAGGCCGTGGGCGACATTAACTGCATCTCGTGCTACTTCATTACAGTCACGGATGCGGCGACGGGGCTCTCGGGGCGGTACTGGATCAGCTCCGACTCCCACACATGGGAAAACGGGGTGCATCACATGGATCTTGAGCTAACCTTCGAGGCCCTGATGGACGAGAAGGAAGGGCAGACAGAGAAGGAGAAAAAGGCATGAGCTGGGCAAACGATCTTGCGATGATGATGGCACCAGAGCATGGCGTGGGCCGTGGGCTCCAGCTGGCGACCATGTCCGGCCCGACCTCGCTGGCCGTCGGCGATCTTGCGCTCGAGGGCACGGATCTGCTCTTTGCGGAGCACCTGCTTAAGCCCGTAGCGACCAAGGTCTCCGGGACATGCCCGGCGGACGGGGGAGCACTGGGTGATACATCGACCTACATTCCTGCTCTGCAAGCCGGGGATCAGGTGCTTGTGCTCCAGATCTCCATGAGCAAATTCTTAGTGATTGAGAAGGTGGTGAGCGCAGAATGAGCATATTACCGTCATTCATGGAGACAGCGGTCGCCGCTCAGGTCTCCACGGCTTCGGCAGTCACGATCCCGAAGGAGTACGGCATCGACTTCGAGACCGGCCAGCTGACCGGCAAGATGGTCGAGGGGCTCGAAGCCATCAAGGTGTGGATTTGGTGCTGTCTGCGGACGCCACGCTTCCGGCACCCGATTTATACGTGGCAATACGGGACTTCCTTCGAGGACTACATCGGAACGGTGCTGTCCGATGAGTACGTCGAGTCGGACTGTCAGGCGGAGATCACGGATGCCCTCATGATCAACCCGTATATCACGGGCATCGAGGACTTTTCGGCAATCCGGGACGGGGCCGCGCTACGGGTGCGATTTACCGTCTTGACCAGGCTCGGAGAGATAGAGGTGAGCGACTATGTTTGAGACTATGACACATGACTATCTGCTTGAGGATGCGAAGCAGTACATCGGCGGCGGAGTGCAGAAGGGCGAGGGGAGCCTCGTCTACAATGCCCTGTCATCCCTCGCTTATGAGCTCGAAAAGCTCTACATCGAGGCGAATTATATCATCAATCAGATGTATGCCGATACCGCCGATTACTCGCATCTTGTGGAGATTGCGGCCAACAGGGGCATCTACCCCAAGGCGGCGACATCCGCCACGGTGCTGATCCGGGCGGATGCAGAGCTGACTGCGGGGTGGCGTGGCTCGCTGAAGGGATATAACTACCGGGTAACCGGCCCAGGGGAAGAGTCTGGAACTTACATCGCATCCTGTGAAGAGACCGGGAGCGGATCCAATGAACTCACCGGGAAGCTGACCCCAATTGACTATGTGGATGGGCTGACCTCGGCGGTCATCGAGTCGGTGCTCGTGGACGGCAAGGACGCCGAGACACAGGAGGAGCTCTATGAGAGATACCTCAAGTCCTTCGGCACGGAACCCTTTGCGGGGAACGTCGCTGCCTACGAATCCGTGGCCAACAGCTACGACGGCGTGGGCGGTTCCAAGGTCTACCCAGTGTGGGACGGCCCCGGCACGGTCAAGATCTGCATCATCGGTGCGGACGGGAGAGCTGCAAGCCAGTATCTTGTGGACCAGATCCAGAGCGATGCCGTTCCGGAGCAGGGGAGCGGTTACGGTTTTGCGAGCATCGACCACAATGTCACGGTGGTCTCCGTGAGTGAGGTCACCTGTAACATCACTTTCAGCCTGACATACACCCCAGGCTACGCATGGGCGGACGTCAAGGATGACGTGACGGCAAAGATCGGGGAGTATATCACGGGACTGGCTGCTGCATGGGCCGACGGCGACTGCACAACCGAAACCCCGGTGTACACGTCCCGGATCGAGGCGGCGGTGCTTGCGGTGACCGGCATCGAGGACATCAGCGGCACCAAGATAAACGGTAGCACGGCAAACCTCAGACTTGCGTGGGATCAGATCCCCGTTTTAGGGACGGTGAGCGCATCATGATGGAGATAAAGACTATCCGATATCTGCCCGAGCATATCGCCGCCATTGAGGAGTTTAAACGGATCACGCATGCCTACGACGAAGAGCTCAAACTCATCTGGGCGGTTTTGGGCCAGATCACCAAAAACATCAGCTTTGACCAGATGGACGATGCAACCTGTGACCGGTGGGCGTCCCTTATGGGCATCAGCTTTGCGGACGGCACGAGCCTTGCAGAAAAGCGCATGACCATCAAGGGGCGGTGGGCCAGTGGTCTGCCGTATACGGAGCCGAAGCTCCGGGAGGTGCTCAACACCATGCTCGGGAGCAGTTATTCGCTGAGCATCGACCGGGTGGCGAAGACCATCAACGTCAGCGTCATGCTCGCCGATGTCAAAAACGTGGACATCGTCTATGATCAGATCCGTGCGATGGTACCGGCTGACATGGTGGTGACCGTCAGCGTGGTCTACAACAGGTGGCGCACCTTTGCACCGCACACATGGCGGGAACTGTCCACACACACATGGCGCAATATCTACTCCGGGCAGGAGTGGCAGGAGGGTTAAATGCAGTACACGTCTAATTACAACCTTAAAAAGCCCGAGCTTGATGACTTCTCGCTCATCGACGACATCAGCGAGGACATGGAAACCATCGACGGTGCACTTAAGGGACTGGAGGACGAAAAAGCCGACAAGACCGGCAACATCGCCGAGGCCACCGTGGACACGGTCACCAGCTCCTCGGCATCCTATCCGACACCGGCGGCAGGGGACAAGCTCCGGGTGATGATCGGCAAGATCAGCCGGTATCTGGCCCTGCTGAAGAGCGACAAGCTCGACACCGATGGCGATGCGGCTAATGCCAGGGTCGGGAGTTTAACGACCAGCGCGGCGACCTATCCCATCCCTGCGGCGGACGACACCCTCAAGGTGATGGTCGGCAAGATCGTCAAGTTCTTCGTGGACATCAAGACCAACGCCATCACGGGCTTGTCCGTATCCGGGAAGACGATCACCTACACCAAGGCGGGCGGCGGCTCCGGCGCGATCAGCACACAGGACACCTGGAAGAAAAACACGAAGACAGTGGAGGGCTACGTAACGGCTCCGACCGCCGACAACGTGAATAAGGTCTGGAAGACCGACGGCTCCGGGAATCCAGGGTGGCGTGAAGATGCCAACACGACCTACAGCAATGCCAACTCCTCATCTGCTGGGCTTATGAGTGCGGCCTTATACACCAAGCTGATGCACCTGGGTCTGCCTTCCGGCGGTATCCAGGCGAGCGGCCAGACTCCGACATCGGTTGCAAGCAGCACGTCCACCATCACCACCCTGGCATCTTTTAAGGTCCCGACTGCGGGCACTTACCTTGCGATCCTGGCGGCGGGCACGATGGATGAAGCTACAAGCGGGTACCTCAAGGCCGCCGTCAACACCTCGGTGGCATGGGGCGGTGCACCGGCTCAGGCGGCATTCAAAGGGCCGGGTGCGTCGGTTGCGACCTTCTACATCTACGACAACCTTGCCGCAAACACCACGATCAGGGCTCTGGTTCAGCAGTCGAGTGGCTCGGCCAAGGGCATCGTCTGGAGCTTCGGCGTGCTCAGGCTCTCGTAAGGAGGTGATCGGCATGGCGACCAATGTAATTAAGGCCCACTTCGGGGGAGCCTCCTCCACCCGGACGGTGAGCAATTATCAGTATAATTACGGCCAGATTTTGAAGTTCGACGACCTCGAGCTCCCGGAGGCCTACGAGGTGCATTTTGCTTCCCGAGAGTTCGGTGGGGAGTCGTACACCCAGATCGGCAACGCTGACGGCGTGACGATCCCCGACGAGCTTTTCCAGGCTGATGCGCCTGCTATCTATGCGTGGGTGTACCTGCACGCCACCGAGGACGACGGCGAAACCGTCTACAAGGTCACGATCCCGCTCACCAAGAGAGCAAAACCGACTGATCTGGAACCGACCCCGGTGCAACAGGATGCCATCACGCAGGCCATCGCGGCCTTGCAGGTGGCTGTCGAGGAGACGGGGCAGTCGGCAAGCGAAGCCGCCCAGAGTGCAGAGGATGCCGCCTCATCTGCCGCCGATGCCGAGACCGCCCAGCAGGCGGCAGAAGCGGCCCGTGATCGGGCGGAGCAGGCCCGGGATGATGCGGAGGAATCGGCTGTATCTGCGGCAGGCTCTGCCGGATCGGCAGAAGGGTCAGCAATTGCGGCGGCTCGGAGTGCGACCGAGGCGGCTGGTTCGGCGGCTGATGCATACCGGGACGCTGAGAGGGCGGAGCAGGCGGCGGCTGAGAGCGGTTACATGTATGTGTATATCGATGATGACGGCTATATCGTTTACGAACGGACACCGAACACCAATATTGACTTGTCAATCGATGAAGATGGTTATATCTGCATGGAGGCTATTGCATGAGCGATAATGTAAAAAAGAGGATCGGCCTCGGCACGGCTTACGGCGAGGCCAAGAGCAAAGGTTACACCGGGACACAGGAAGAATTCGCCGAGTTGATGTATAACATCACCGTAGTCGGCGAGAGGGCCGAGGCGGCAAAAGATGCGGCACAGGCGGCACAGTCAGCGGCGGAGACTGCGGAAGGCAATGCGGAGACTGCGGCAACTCAGGCGGCAGGATCTGCGACCACGGCATCCGGGGCGGCATCGACCGCCACGCAGAAGGCCGGGGAGGCATCGACTTATGCATCAAATGCGGGGGCGAGTGCATCGCAGGCTCAGACTTACGCATCCAATGCGGAGCAGTCCGCAACGGCGGCAAGCGGATCAGCGAGTGCAGCATCTGGATCGGCATCTGCGGCGGCGGGTAGCGCATCGGCGGCACACACATCGGAGACCAATGCGGCGGAATCCGAGACGGCGGCGGCAGAGGCTGCGGAGCAGGCGAAGGAAGCGGCCCGGACGCTGACCATCGACCCGACCCTCACACAGCCTGGACAGGCGGCGGAAGCCAAGGCAACCGGGGAAAGGCTTGCTGACTTAAAGAGCCATTTAAGTGAAATTGAAGAGCCGACAGAAAACCTCAACATCAGCGGACAGGGGAGATTCTATGCCAATGCAAGTGGCGTGATTACCCCGTCGAGTGATTATTATGTCGGCATGAAAGACAAAGTGCCGTGTGACGCAAGCACCGCTTACACCGTTGCGGGTTTTGATGCCGAAATTAGCGACAACAAAACCACGGTCTATGCCGTTTGGTACGATGCTACTGGCACATTTATAAGCCGTGAAAGTCGGGTCAACACCCCTTCCGCATCCCTGCACAGGACTTTTACTTCACCGCAAAACGCAGGGTATATGTATTTTGACTTTTACAACAATACTTCTGGTATTGATGTAAACACTAAGATTGTAGTCGTAGAGGGGGAAACTGCCCCAAGTACATATATCGTACCATACACGGCTATTGATTTAACCGCAAGAGGGATGGCCACACAGAACGAAGACAGAATTGACGATATCGAGGAAACCTTGTATGGCAATGATTATCCAGATTACTTCCAATCCAATTTGGATGCGGCGGTTTCAAAAATCCATGCCAACATGGGTCTGGTCGGGCCAAATGGTGACAGCTTCATCTTTTTTACAGATCCGCATTGGGGAATCAATGAAAAGCATTCACCCGAGCTGATCAAGTACCTTCTGAAGAAGACGGAACTGCGGAACGTGGTCTGCGGCGGGGATGCACTTGACAGCGGCACAAAGGAGTCCGAACTCGACAAGGGCTACGATTTCATGAACTGCTTCGCTTTCGTCCCCGGCGGGCTGAAATATGTGGTTGGGAACCACGACAATAACGTGAATCAACACAGCGGTGATAGCTCTTATTGGCTGACCACGGAACAGGTGTACTCAATCTTCTTCCCTAAGTCAGAAATGGAATGGAAAGGTATACGGGCAACGTCTGGACTTGTATCCAATTTCAGAATTGGAGCATATTTTGATGTCCAGGCAACAAAAACCAGATATATCAATGTTGGTAGTCCATTTGGTACGATGCAATCATCATGGATTAACTGGGTGAAATCGCTTATTGAAGAAGATTCAACTGCTAACATTGTACTTTTTGCACATTATCTTTACGACCCGACAAGCGGGTTCACAGCGGACGCACAATCCTTGATTGATATGTGCGATGCTCATACCAATGTAAAAGCAATTGTTTTCGGACATATCCATGCCGATTTGGTCAGATACTCATTGTCTGGCATACCCATTATTGCAACGGATACAGATGCGGCAAGTCGTTTAGGTTCGCTTAACCCAAATACTGCCACAATCGGAACGATCACGGAACAGGCTTTTGATGCCATGACAGTAAATTATGTTAATCGTGATGTATGTTGTGCAAGAGTAGGGAGAGGTAAGAGCCGATATATTAGAGGCGGCGTTAATACCGTTAATACTGGCGCAACAGTTACGCTGACAAGCACGTTATCCTCTCCCACATGGACTAGTTCCGACAACACTGTCGCTACCGTAGCAAGTGGTGTTGTCTCCGGCGTTGCAAGCGGAAATTGCATCATCAAAGCGGAAACTGCTGATAGCGAAGAATATTGGTGTGTTTCTGTAAGTTAAATGGCTCTTTAAGTTAGCAAACAGTTTGCCAAGCGGTTGGCAAGTTTAAGCGAGGGGGTGCACATGATGGACGGCATCCGGGGAGGACACAACAGCATGGATTTTTTAGACAAGTATAACACGATTGTGGGGGCCGCCATCATGGTGGCCTCCGCCCTTCTGGGGGTCTATTGGTACTTATTCGCCGGGTATCTGGTCTTCCAGATCCTCGACTATGTGACGGGCTGGGTCAAGGCCTCCAAGCTCCACGAAGAGTCTTCACGGGTCGGCCTGCACGGCATTCTTAAAAAGGTCGGCTATTGGATTATCGTGCTGGTGGCCTTCATGGTGCCGGACATGTTGATTCATCTGGGCAGAGACACACTCGGCATCAACCTCGATTTCCTGATGCTTTTTGGGTGGTTTACTCTCGCCACGCTCACAATCAACGAGGCACGCTCGATCTTAGAGAACCTTGTCGAGTGCAATGTCGAGGTTCCCGAATTTCTTATCAAGGGCTTGGCGGTCACTGAGAAGCTGATCCGCAAGCAAGCCGGGGCAGGCATCCCGGAGGGAGGCGAAGACCATGATAAGTAACAGCGGATCGGACGAGCGCAAAATGTACTCCGGCGGCTCCGCAGGAGATCAGACTGGGAGAGAATGGGCTGTGATCCCTTGGTATAGCCGTCCGTGGACTGTTATGTACAGATATCCCATGATCACTATCGGAGAAGCAATCGCAGATCTTGCGCGGAAGGCGGCAAATAATGATTTGTGTGGTTATGATCAGTCAGAACGGACAAGCTATTGGTTTGCCTTGAGGGCTGCAGGATATGATCCCGCAAAGATCAAAACTAAATGCGAAGCCGACTGTTCGGCAGGTGTCGCTGCGAATGTTAAAGCTGTGGGATATCTATATGGCATCGACAAGCTGCGCAGAGTCTCCTATAGCTGTTACACAGGTAATCTTGGAGCGGCGCTTAAGGAGGCTGGATTTATAGAGTACAAGGATCCAAAGTACCTGAGCTCCGACAAATACCTTATGCCAGGCGACATCCTACTCTATCCTTATCATCACACAGCTGTCAATCTGGACTATGGATCGGAAGCCGTGCGGCCTGCAAATCCGGATCGCTGGATCCATGATGATGATGGAGTGTGGCATTATCAGCTCTCGACAGGTGAGTATGTGCGAAATGACTGGAGGCAAATCAACCATCACTGGTACTATTTTGATGAGGAAGGCCGGATGCTTACCGGAGGGCAGAAGATAGGTGGAACATGGTACTTCCTTTATCCCGAAGGGGACCTCGAAGGCGCATGCTGTAAAGGACCTGCTGACTGGGGCCAGGAACCAACTTATGTTTAATCGGTTGCAAACAAAACAGCTATAGGATATACTCATACTGTCTTTTGTTTTGCAGCGATAGACTTTCAGAGGGGGGCTCCGGCGGAAAGCCGGAGCCTTTTCCTATGGTAGTGTGTTGCACGACTTGTTGCACGATGCTTGATATGTATTGATATAGCTTCGATTGTCACGGGTCCGATTCCCGTCAGCAGCTTGATTAGATGAATCGCTTGGTTGAGCCAGAAACGGCTTAACTGAGCGATTTTTTCATGTTCTCAATAATCCTAAATTCAGCTACAACCAAGATGAAATTAGGTGCAAATTGGGGAAGAAGTTGCACGAAAGTTGCACGGCCTCACTGGGCGGAAAAGATCTCCAGGATCTTCCGGTCCTGCTTTGCCTTCTCCAGATCTATGACGTCCTGGTAGACTGCCTTCATAACGATGGATCCTGGACGCCAGCCGCCGCGAGCTTCGATGTACTTGTCCGGGATCCCCATGGCATGCATCTGGGATGCAGAGAAGTGCCTGAGGTCGTGGAAGCGGAACGGGTGAACACCGGCACGCCGTATAGCGCGCGTAAAGCCGTTTCTGAGCGTTGATGGATTGATGGTGAAGATTTCCTCGTCCGCGGCATAAAAACCGTCAGAAATGGCTCTCAGCGCGTCCAGGACGTATTCCGGCATCGGCACGTCACGTCGACTGTCGGCAGTCTTGGGATCCTTTGTGTGCCAGGCACCGTGATCATCGACGCATGCTGCCCTCCGGATCCGGACCACATTGCCCTGGATATCGCCCCACCGTAACGCCAGGATCTCACCGCGGCGCATGGTCCCGTAGGCGGCAAGCATGATGGCTGCCTTGACCTGCAGGTTATCGGCAGCGTCGATAACTGCGCGGACATCCTCCTGCGAGGGACAGTAAAGCTCCGGCCTCTGCTTCTGGGGAAGTGTGCAGCGGAATGCGAGATCCGGCAAGAACATGCCGATCGCGGACGTCACCAGGCCGTAAGCGTTGCGAATCGTCTTGGGACTCAGGCCTTTGCTTGTGAGATCAGACACCCACATCTGCAGATCTGCGTTGCGGATGGTCAGAAGATCCTTGCCTGCGATGCCTGTAAGATGCTGCCGAAGATGCACCATGTATCCGCGGATCGTGGATGGGGAGAGGACGCCTTCTTTGATCTCGATGTACCTGCGGACTGCCTCCTCTACTGAGAGATTAGTCCTAAGCTGTGATCGGTTGCGCTCCCACTCGGTCGCCAGCGCTTCCGCTTCTTTGCGTGATGCTGCCGTGAAGGACTTGGTGTGGGATTTGCCGAATTCGTCCTTCCATCTGCGCTGGACGCGCACGGAGCCGGACGGCAGCTCGCCTTTCTTTTTTCTAGCCATAATGTAGCCTCCTTTTATCTTTTGACAAGCTGCTCATGGCCGTTTATAATGAATATGACCACGAGTTACTCACGTTATCATCTGGTCTCTCCGAAAGCCCTGCGTTACCCCGCGTCAGGGCTTTTTTCATTTTATCCAGTTCCGGATATAGAGGATTCTTCCGCCGCTTTATCTGTATACCTTGGGATCTCTGCGAGCTCTTCAAGACGCTGATGCGCTACACGCATTCCGGACTTGTTTAGAGAGTTATAAATTTCCAGCAGCCCAGATTCATCTGGCCGCAAGGAATACAGCTCGTGCCCATCCGGATCATAGTGTATTTTTTGCCGTATCTCAGATCTCCCGTATAGATAATCAATATCTACATTAAAATAGTCTGCGATCTGTTCATACAGCTCCGGTGATGGGAGCCGCTTCCCGGTTTCCCACATCGCAATGGTACTCTTTGATACTCTCATATCTTTTGCGATCTCATCCTGCGTTTTGCCTTGCTCTTTTCTTAGCTTTTTGATTATCTTTGCAAAATCCGTCATTGTAATACCTCCCTGGTGGTCTACCATAATTCTATCACAACTTGTGATAAAAATACAATAAAATTATCACTCGGAGTGATTGACAACGTGCAAACATAATGCTATGATAAAGATCACAGATAATGAACATAGTTTGAAAGGAGGAAAGAGATTTGAAACTTAATGTCGCGGCAAAGCTCAGGAAGCTCCGCGGATCTGCTACGCAGAAGGAAACCGCGGAAGCACTGCATATTAGCCAGAGTACGTACGCCATGTATGAAACAGGGGACCGAGTCCCCAGCGATGAGAAAAAGCGCGCTATCGCTAATCTGTATAACATGACAGTGCAGGAAATTTTTTTTGACTGAAAAAGTCAATAAAAGTGATCTTAAAGGAGAGATAACGGTTAAACCGTGAATAGTGAAAGGAGAGACCTGAAGTGAGTGATTTATATGAAGGTATTCGGTCTGGAACACTTGATCTGCAGACAGACAGACAGACAGATTACAAGTACTGGTAGCCTGTGAGGAATCACAAAGGGTTTGCACAGCATTCAGGGAAAAAGGTCATGAAGCATATAGTGCGGACATCCTTGAACCATCTGGTGGACATCCTGAATGGCATATCCTTGGTGACGTGATCCCGTTGGTTGATGGACACTGCACATTCACCACCATGGACGGTACCGAACACACCGTGCGGGGTGCGTGGGACCTGATCATAGCGCACCCACCATGCACATATCTTTCAAACGTAGCAACCAGACAGTATTCCCTTAAATGCTGCCAACCTGAAAAGGTGATAGCCAGATGGAAAGAACGGGCAATGGCAGCGGTGTTTTTTATGCGGCTTGCCGGTGCTGATTGCGACCACATTGCAATTGAAAACCCGGTGGGGTTCATGAACTCCGCATACCGTAAGGCAGACCAGATTATTCAACCATATTATTTTGCAGATGGTACAGAAGACACTGAAAACTACCATGAGAAACGAACCTGTCTTTGGCTGAAGGGACTGTCGCCTCTACAGAAAACCGCAGATCTTCCTAAACCCGAACCTATGTATATCTGCCATGGTGAAAAGTCAAAAGGCAAAAAAATACACTGGTGTGAAGGAATGCGGAATATCCACGGCGGACAGATAGAAAGGGCAAAAGCAAGAAGCAAAACTTTTCCCGGTATTGCCAAAGCGATGGCAGAACAGTGGGGATAGGTCGATTCTCTTAATTGGAGGGAGATAAAGGATGAAAAACGTTAAAATAGCCGTCACGGACGGTGAAAACGTCAATGTAACAGAGGGGAATTTCATATTCGCATTTATCGTCCAGGACGTAGGCGCTGACGAACAGCGCACGGCTGTGCTGGTAAATGGAAGCACAAATCTCGTTGACTTTGCCGAAAAGGCCGGAACATCGATCGCAACTGCGATCTGCAAGATGGCAGATGGGAATAAGGCCATGGCATTAGAGACTGCGACACATCTCGTATGTGAGCTGAACGCGGATGTCCTTATGAAGATGACAAAGGAGGAGGACCATGACGAATGTTGAGAAGAGTACGAGGGCTTTTCGTGGCCAGCTTGCACAGCTTCTTGGCATAACCGGATGGACTCAGAAAGAACTGGCGAAGAAGATCGGATGCAATCCGGCGACGATCACAGCCATTAAGGACCGGCCATACGCGGCGGAGGGCCGCTGGATCCTTGAGATCCAGGGCCTGCTGCAGGAGGAGCTGAGGAAGCTGGAGAGATGAACCCATGTATAAACTGTGTGCTCTGGCACCAGTGCATTGAAAAGGAAAGACGGATGCTCTGCACGAGCTTCCGGGAGAGGGGAGAACATCATGACGAGATATCAGGACGGCCTGGCGGTCTACATGCCGCCGAGAAGAGAAAGCACCACGGAGGACCTGCTCTGGGAGCGGCTCCGCAGGGAACGAAGGCTCCGCGAGGAAGCGGAAACTATGCGTGACGTGTATGCGGGCATGGCTCTCTGGGGCGGCCTGGTCATGATCCTGCTCACTGCCATACTGTTCTATGTAGCATAACACAAAAGCGCCGGGATTGCGGCCCGACGCTTGGAGGTAGATTGAATCTTACCGAAAAAGAAGATCTTTCTCCAGTATAGACGAAGGAGGAAATAATGGCAACGGAAAAATTGGTTTTTCGGAAGCAGCGGCGGCGCCCGAACGACAACCTGTACCGGATCCGGGTCTCCGGGGAGGCTTATGAGACCGTGGAATCCCTGGCTGAGCAGACCAACATGTCCATGACGGACATTGCTTCCCGGATGATTATGTACGCACTGGAACACGTAGAAGTGGAAGGAGAAGATAACAAATGAGCATGAAGATCAACAAGTTCGAGATCGAGAACGTGAAGCGGGTAAAGGCCGTCAAGATGGAGCCTTCCGCCAGCGGGCTCACCATCATCGGCGGCGATAACAACCAGGGGAAGACCTCCGTACTGGACGCCATCGCCTGGGCCTTGGGCGGGAACGGCTTCCGGCCGTCGGAACCCGCAAGGGACGGATCCGTGACACCGCCGTACCTGCACATCGTTATGAGCAACGGCCTGGTGGTGGAGCGGAAGGGTAAGAACAGCACACTGACCGTGACGGATCCCTCCGGAAAGAAGGCGGGGCAGCAGCTTCTGGATACTTTCGTGGAGAAGCTTGCCCTGGATCTTCCGAAGTTCATGGAAGCATCCGACGCAGAGAAGGCGAAGACGCTGCTGAACATCATCGGCGTCGGGCCGAGACTGGCGGAGCTGGAGCAGAGGGAAAAACAGATCTACAACGAGCGAACCATGGTGGGTCGGATCGCGGACCAGAAACAGAAGTACGCCGATGAGCAGGCGTATTATCCGGATGCACCTTCAGAGCCGGTATCCGCATCCGACCTGATCCGGCAGCAGCAGGAGATCCTGGCCAGGAACGCCCAGAGACAGCAGTGGATCCGGGAGTATGACAGTATCCTGGAGCAGCTGGACCGGACGGAAAGCAGCATAGCAGATACTAAGCAGAAGCTCAGGGAGCTGGAGGCAAAGCGAATTGCCCTGCAGATGCAGGCCAGGGAAGCGCAGAAGACCCCGACTGAGCTTCAGATGGAATCTACGAAAGAACTGGAACAGAACATCCAGGAAGTGGATGAAATCAACCGGAAGGTCCGGGCGAACCTTGACAAGGATAAGGCCGAAGAAGACGCCCGGGAGTACGCCCGCCAGTACCAGCAGTTGTCTGGCGACCTGGAAGCCGTCCGGAAGGAGAAGAAGTCCCTTCTGGATCACGCGGACCTGCCGCTGCCGGAGCTCACCGTGGAAGATGGGAAGCTGCTTTACCGCGGGCAGCAGTGGGACAATATGTCCGGTTCCGATCAGCTGAAGGTGGCCACTGCTATTGTACGGCGCCTGAACCCGGAATGCGGGTTTGTTCTCATGGATAAGCTGGAGCAGATGGATCTTCGGACGCTGAAGGAGTTCGGGGCCTGGCTGGAGGCCGAAGGCCTGCAGGTCATTGCCACCAGGGTAAGCACCGGGGAAGAGTGCAGCATCATCATCGAAGACGGTTACGGCTCAGGACCGGAGATCAAGGCCCAGGCTCAGCCGCTTAAGAAATGGACGAAAGGAGAATTCTGATGCAGATCACAAGAGGAGTCATTCCAAAGGCTAAGAAGATTGTCATCTACGGCCCGGAAGGGATCGGGAAGAGCACGCTGGCGTCCCGGTTTCCGGAGCCGGTATTCATCGACACGGAGGGTTCCACAAGCCACATGGATGTGGCAAGGTTTCCGGTGCCATCCAGCTGGACAATGCTGAAGCAGGAGATCGAAGAGGTAGGGGCAAATCCTTCTTGCTGCCGGACGCTGGTGATCGATACCGCGGACTGGGCCGAGAAGCTCTGCATCGAGCACGTATGCTCCCAGAAGAAAATCGAGGGGATCGAGGACATCGGTTACGGCAAGGGCTATGTGTACGTTAAAGAAGAGTTCGGGAAGGTTCTGAACCGGCTCTCGGACATCGTTGATTTGGGCGTCAATGTGGTGATCACGGCCCACGCCATGATGAGGAAGTTCGAGCAGCCGGACGAACTTGGGGCCTATGACCGGTGGGAGCTGAAGCTCTCGAAGCAATGCGCACCGCTGGTAAAGGAATGGGCCGACATGGTGCTCTTCTGCAACTACAAGACCATGGTCATAAACGTGGATAACCAGGGAGCTCAGAAGGGGAAAAATAAGGCCCAGGGTGGAAAGCGGGTCATGTATACAAGTCACCACGCATGCTGGGACGCGAAGAATCGCTTCGGACTTCCGGAGGAAGTTTCCATGAACTATGAGGAGATCCGTGCGGTGATCGAAGGAGAGGCGGCGAAACACGCTCCGGCGCCCACGGCCTGCCAGCCGGCAAAGCCCGTAGATGTATTGCCTGAGGAAAAGACGGAACCGGCACCCAAAGTAAGCAAGCCTAAGGAAAAGGCAGCGGTAAATACCGCGCCACCTGCAGATGAGGCCACGGTGCCTGCCAAAAGCCAGGAGAAAGAAGCACCTGAGAGCAGTCCGGTATCTCCGTATATTTCAGATCCTGAGCGCATTCCTAAGGCACTCCGTGATCTGATGGAGAAGGACAATGTCGGAGAGTGGCATCTCCAGCAGGTTGTCGGAGCAAAGGGCTACTACCCGCCGGATACCCTGATCCAGAACATGGATCCGGAGTTTATAAGCGGCTGGATGATCGCCTTCTGGGACAAGATCGTCGCAATGGTCAGAGAAATTCAGGAAAAAGAAGAAATCCCATTCAATTAAAGGAGGAGTATAGCAATGGCAGATTTAGGAAGAGAACTGGACTGGAACGACACAATAACCAAGGATGATGAATTTGAACTGCTGCCGGCGGGCACCTATGACTTCACGGTGGAGAGTTTTGAGCGGGCCCGCTTCGAAGGCAGTGATAAGATGTCCCCCTGCCCGCAGGCGAACCTCACGCTGGCCGTGAAGGATCCGATCAGCGGCAAAGAGGGGAAAGTATACGACAGCCTGTATCTTAATGCCAAAGCAGAGTGGAAGCTGTCCCAGTTCTTCACTGGTATCGGGCAGAAGAAAAAAGGAGAGCCCCTGAAGATGGACTGGAACCAGGTGCCGGGATCCACCGGACGCCTGGAGCTGATCGTAAGGACCTACACCAAAAAAGACGGAAGTACCGGAGAAAACAACCGGGTTAACAAGTACCTGCCGAAGGAATTCCGGAAGTTCACTCCGGGAAAGTTTTGAGCGCGGTGACGCTCCGCCCGTACCAGGAACAGGCAAGGCGCCGGGTGGAGGACGAGTGGCTTGCCGGAACCAATCGCACTTTGCTGGTTCTTCCAACCGGCACCGGCAAGACGGTAGTCTTTGCCAAAATCACTGAGGATATGGTGCGTCAGGGAAAGCGGGTGCTGATCCTGGCGCACCGCGGGGAGCTTCTGGACCAGGCGGCAGATAAGATCCGAAAGTCCACGGGGCTGATCTGCTCCGTGGAGAAGGCGGAACAGAGCTGCCTGGATTCCTGGTACCGGGTCACGGTTGGCTCCGTGCAATCCCTGCAGCGCCCCAAACGGCTCGAAAGATTCCCGGAGGACTATTTCCCAGTCATCATCATTGACGAGGCGCATCATGCCATTTCCGACGGCTACCAGAGGGTGCTGGAGCATTTCCCTGAGGCCAGGGTGCTCGGGGTAACGGCCACGCCGGACCGCGGGGATATGCGGAACCTTGGGGAGTATTTCCAGAGCCTGGCGTACGAGTACACGCTGCCGAAAGCCATCAAGGAAGGTTACCTCGCGCCGATCAAGGCGCAAACTATTCCGCTGGAGATCGATATCTCCCAGGTGGGGATTCAGTCCGGAGACTTTGCCGCAGGCGAGATCGGCACTGCGCTGGATCCGTACCTGCCCAAGATCGCGGAGGAGATGAGGAAGTACTGCATGAACCGCAAGACGGTGGTGTTCATGCCGCTGATCGCAACCTCCCAGAAGTTTGCGGAGCTGCTCCGGGCAAATGGGTTCCGGGCGGCCGAAGTAAACGGCACCAGCGAGGACCGGGCGGAGATCCTGAAGGATTTCGACGAAGGCAGGTACAACGTGCTCTGTAACTCGATGCTGCTGACAGAGGGCTGGGATTGCCCATCGGTGGATTGTGTGATCGTGCTCCGGCCCACGAAGGTAAGGAGCCTTTACAGCCAGATGGTGGGCCGCGGCACAAGACTCTTCCCAGGCAAGGACTATCTGCTCCTCTTGGACTTCCTGTGGCACACGGAGCGGCATGAGTTGTGCCATCCGGCTAACCTGATCTGTGAGAATGCTGACGTGGCAAGGAAGCTCACAGAGAACCTAGAAAAGGCCGCCGGCGCGGATCCGCAGGATCTGGAAGAGGCAGAAAAGAAAGCTTCCAAGGATGTGATCGCGGAACGGGAGGCCGCCCTGGCAAAACAGCTGGCGGAGATGAAGCGCAGGAAGAGGAAGCTGGTGGATCCGCTGCAGTTTGAGATGAGCATCCAGGCAGAGGATCTGTCGGGATATGTTCCTTCATTCGGCTGGGAAATGACACCCCCTTCTCAGAAGCAGCTGGATGCCCTCGAGAAGCGCGGAATCTGTCCGGATGAAGTAGGAAACGCCGGCAAGGCAAAAATGCTGCTGGACCGGCTGTATGCACGACAGGATGCGGGACTGACTACTCCAAAGCAGATCCGCTTCCTTGAAGGACGCGGCTTCCAGCATGTAGGAACTTGGGAGTTTGAGAGCGCGAAGCGATTGATTGATCGGATAGCCGCAAATGGGTGGCGGGTGCCTTACGATATCAATCCGGGCACCTATAAACCTCCGGCAGTGACAAAGAGCTGGTGAATGACATGATGCAATTTGATTTTAAGGAACTGCTGCAGTACATCAATCCCGCCGAGCTGGATTATCAGGAGTGGGTGAATGTCGGCATGGCCCTAAAGCAGGAGGGCCTCACTGCGGCAGACTGGGATGCATGGAGCCGTGCGGACAGCCGGTACAAGCCCGGGGAGTGCTTCCGCAAGTGGGGGAGCTTCCAGGGTAATACTCAGCCGGTTACCGGCGGCACCATCGTGGAGTATGCGAAGCGGGGCGGCTTTGTTCCTGCGGGAACGGAGCCCGGCCCCGGCCGCGCCCTGGACTGGGACAGCACCATCGAGAAGGATGACCTGCAGGTCGTGGATTCCGGATGGCTGGAAGAGAGGGAGGTTGAGGAACCTTCCGATGCCTCCTGGAACCCGGTGCAGGAGCTGGTCACTTATCTGGAAACCTTGTTCCAGGGGACGGAGAACGTCGGCTATGTGGTGGACGTCTACGAGAACGAGGACCGGCTCAGCCCGAAGCGCGGGAACTGGGACCGGACTGCCGGGCAGCTAATCGAGGCGCTGCGGAAGTGCGGTGGGGACATCGGAGCTGTGATCGGTGACATAAACCCGAAGGCGGGCGCGTGGATCCGCTTCAATCCCCTCGACGGAAACGGCGTCAAGAATGACAACGTGACCGACTTCCGCTTTGCCCTGGTGGAGTCAGATACCGTCTCACTGGGGAAGCAGAACGCAATCCTCCGTGAGATGGAGCTTCCGATCGCAGCCATGGTCTATTCCGGCGGGAAGTCGGTGCACGCCATCGTGCACATCGATGCACCGGATTATCCGGAGTATCGCCGTCGAGTGGAATACCTTTACAAGGTCTGCGAGAAGAACGGCCTGAAGGTGGACACGCAGAACAAGAACCCGTCGAGACTTTCCCGGATGCCGGGCGTCAAAAGGAACGGGCATAAACAGTTCCTCATGGCGACCAATATAGGAAAGGCGACCTGGGAGGAATGGCATGAGTGGATTGAGGGCGTCAACGATGACCTGCCGGATCCGGAGGACCTGGCGGATGTCTGGGACGAACTGCCGCCGCTGGCGGACTGCCTGATCGACGGAGTCCTCCGGAAGGGCCACAAGATGCTTCTTGCCGGACCGTCCAAGGCCGGCAAATCCTTCCTGGAGATCGAGCTCTGCATCTCTATCGCGGAGGGAAAGCGCTGGCTGGGCTTCCAGTGCGCTCAGGGGCGTATTCTGTACGTCAATCTGGAGCTGGACCGGGCGAGCTGCCTGCACCGCTTTAAGGACGTCTACGAGGCCCTGGGATGGCAACCTTATAACCTTAGGAACATTGACATATGGAACCTGCGCGGCAAGGCCGTGCCGATGGACAAGCTCGCACCGAAGCTGATTCGCAGGGCCGAAAAGAAAGGCTATATCGCCGTGATCATCGACCCGATCTACAAGGTCATCACCGGCGATGAGAACAGTGCCGATCAGATGGCGAACTTCTGCAACCAGTTCGATAAGATCTGCACGCAGCTCTCCGCTGCCGTGATCTACTGCCACCATCACTCGAAGGGCGCCCAGGGCGGAAAGAAGTCCATGGACAGGGCCTCCGGATCGGGAGTATTTGCCAGGGATCCGGACGCGCTGCTGGATCTCTCTCAGCTGGAGCTTACGGACGAGCTGAAGAAGGCAGAGGACGGCAAGGCACGGATCCGGGGCATAGAAAAGGCCCTGAACCGGTTCCTGCACGATTGGGAGAAGGATGTCAGCCAGGACGACCGGCTGAGCCCGATCGCCATGCAGGAATATGCATCCGCACACCTGACATTCGACCAGACAACGGATATGGAGGAGCTCATCGACAGTGAGATCCGGGCGTCCAGGAACCGGACCGCTTGGCGGATCGAGGGCACGCTCCGGGAGTTCGCCCCATTTAAGCCTATGGACCTCTGGTTCGATTATCCCGTGCATCACAGCGATGAGAGCGGGGCGCTGGGAGATATTAAGGTTGATGACGGCACGAAGCATTCCCGGGAGGCCTGGCAGAAGAGGCAGCAGGAGAACGGAGCAAAGACAGCTGCGGAATACCTCAGCGCCCTGGAGGATCTCCTGGACGAAGAGAAACCGGAGATTGATTACAAGGAACTGGCGGAGTATCTCGGGAAAAGTCCGGATACCGTGAAGAAGGATCTGACGGGGGCGAAAGCGAAAAACGGAAAGTTCGCTCCCAGGCACAGCAAGGCGTTTCAGGAGGCGGGGTATGTATGGAAAAGAGGACGGATCTGCAAAAAGGACATCCAAAAGGACAGCCCTGATGAATGATGTCCTTTTCCGAAAAGGACATCCGCGAGGACATCTATACGTGTCCCTGATGTCCCTGAGGACATACTAAAAGGACATCCAAAAATAATGCTGTCCTTCTGTCCCCAGGGACATCCGAAAGGACATCTATACATGTCCTTCTGTCCCCAGGGACATCTGCGAGGACAGATATACCTACGGTATAGGTATGTCCTCGTGCGTACGTACCGGGGGACGGGGCCCATTTAAGGGGCGCCCCCCGTCCACCCAGGTACGCACTACGCACATACCCCAGGACAACGCGCGTGTGAGAAAGGAGAAAGATCGTGATTAAGTTTTTTCTGCCGATGATCCCACCTACCATCACCCAGCAGGAGCACAAGGTGACGGTCCGGAACGGAAAGCCTGTGTTCTACGATCCGCCGGAGCTGAAAGCCGCCAGGCAACTTCTCATGGATGCCGTCGGAAGGTTCGCACCGGAGCTCCCGATCCGCGGGCCGGTCCGACTCCTCACGAAATGGATCTGGCCCATGGAGAAACTGCCGATGATGCAGCTCATACCGGAAGACTTCCATCAGTGGAAAACCTCTAAGCCGGATACCGATAACGTGATCAAGCTGCTGAAGGACTGCATGACACGCACCGGCTTCTGGAAGGATGACGCGCAGGTGTGTTCAGAGATCACGGAAAAGTTCCTGGGTGTTACCCCGGGGATCTTTATCCAGGTGGAGGAGTTATGAATGGACAGCCGGTAATGCCGGACGAGCTGATCCCGAAGGCACTGCATGTGATTTACAACGTGTGGTTCCGCAAGTGGAAAAGCGTCCGGAAGATGACGGATACAGACTGGGAAAAATGCACGACAGAGCTGAGCAGAATCGCAGAACAGGGCGATTACCAGCTGGTGCGGGATATCTGTCTTGCGTTCGTCACAGAACTGGAGAGGAGGCATTCCAGAAAATGACCACAAAAGAGATCTATCCCCTTGCCAAGGAGATGATCGAGACATCCGGGCGAGGGATAACAGCAAAGAAGCTCGCCGATGCGCTTTATGGCCCAAATTGCAACTGGCAGACAAAATTGCGGCTCGGGCGGGTGCTGAGTCACCTGAGTGACACGGGCAAACTGACACGGCAGTCAGAGGAGAACATCATGGTGTATCGCTTGCCGGGCATGGCTATGCCGCCGACAAAGAAACGGCCTGCCGGGTATCACTTCATCACTCCGGCTGAGATGGAGAGGGCGAAGGCACGGGTCCAGATCGGCGACGTCTTGCCTGCGGAGGTCTACGGGGCGAGTGAGACCGTGGACACGCTCCAGACGGTCAGAACGGAGGTCGTCGTGGATTACAAGAGCAGGTGGCTCATCCACTGCATGGACGGCTCGACATTCAATTATGCGACCCTTGCCATGCACTACCGCAACGGCAGGCCGCTTGGGAGGTGGGACAGATGATCAGGATCAGGATGGACGCTATGGAGCGCAAGGCTTTCGAGCGAGAGTGGAGCCTCGCTACCTCCCTGATCAAGTCCGGCGGCACGATGGAGCTCCCTTCCGGCACCGCTGTCAGGTGGATGCTGGAAGCGAAGCAGAGGCAGACCAAGAAGAGACGGAGGAGGAGAGCATGACGAGCAGGACACTGGTGATAATTGGATATTTCGCCGGGTATGTCGCCAGAGCCTTCAGTGGTGGCGATCACTGGCTGGTATGGCTTGCGGCCATGGCGGTGCTTGTGTGGGCACTGCATCAGGCGCGAGATATCGATAGGAGGTAGCACGATGGGCAAGAAAGGCGACGCTCTGAGAGCATCAAAGCTTGCGCAGAGCAAATACACGTTCACGATTACTCAGCTCGTCCAGCACGATCTGGAGGTCGAGCAACGCACTGCCGAGCGGGTACGCAAGGAGATGCGAGCGGAGCGGGACAAGCAGTTGCTCCAGATCTTTGCCCTGATCCTCTCGATGCCGATGGTGGTGCTGATCGAGCAGTTCGGGTGGGCCCCGCCGTATAACGGGCGCAACAGCCATAGGTACAAGTCGGTGCGCTTCGGGGATCTGCTCACGGACGAGATCAACAAGGTCTTCGGCTACGGCAAAACGCCCGAGGACATTAAGCGGTACAACGAGCGGGCCAAGGAATTGTATGACATCGAGTTTAAGGTTACGGAGGGATAAGCAAGATGACACGAAAAGAACTGTTAGCAAAGGCCACGACCATTGTGACCGGCGAACGTGACGCCCAGTACGGCGGACCCGAGGACAGCTTCGGGCGGATCGCCAAGCTGTGGACGGCATACCTCGGCACGGATATCGGCCCGGAAGATGTCGCCATCATGATGATGTTGCTCAAAGTCGCACGGCTCGGATCCAGCGGATACCAGAGCATGGACTCATGGATCGACATTGCCGGATATGCGGCGTGTGGAGCTGAGATCGCAAGCAGAGGAGGTGCGGAGCAGTGAAAGAGATCTGCAAGAACTGTGTCCATGCTAAGCCGACTTATAAAGGAGTGACATGTGAGCTCAAGGGCAACAAGAAGACCAAAACAACAGGAACTTGCGAGGACTGGAGGGGAAAAGGATGATGACATTCGGTGGTTCAAAGGAGCTCCCGGAAGGAGCTACACGGGAAGATATCAGGGAAGCCGAGGAGGAGTTAAGGCGGGAGCTTGCGGAGTATGTGGTCAGCAAGGCCCTGGTCGTAAAAAACGAGCGCTTTAATCGCATCACGGCCAGGATCATCGTGCCGGGAGGTTTGGACATAATGAAGCTGGAAAGCGATATGTATCACTTTTATCGCATAATGATCCTGCGGCTGAACGGGGCTGATAACATCCTGCCCCTGCAGCTGGGCCTTAAACAGATCTGGGGCGATGTGTTCGGCGATGCGGCGGCCTGCCCGGAATGGATGTTCTGGGATGAGAAAGGAGGACAGTAATGGAGCGTAAAGTTACGATTTGTGAAAGCCGCTTGTTTCCGGTGTCCGAGCATGTGCCGCAGGAGCTGATCGACCAGGCGGAGAAGGAGCTGAGGCGAGATCTCGCTGATTACATCCAGGATAATGTGGTGACATATACACGTGTTGCGGAGCATTTAGACGCTAGGGTGACCACGGTAACCCTCAAGATCCCGTGTGGCATAGACCGGTACGACTTCGAGGATAAGCTCAGCAAGATCTACGGGACCGCACTGAGAGCTGACGGGGACGTGGCCAACGATCTCAAGCCATATCTGAGAGAGCTCTGGGAAGAGGTCTTTGGAATGGAGGTAAAACCGAGATGGATGACTTAATCAGCAGACAAAGCGTTTCGGCGTGGCTTGGTCATATGGGATATCCAAGGCTTGCCGATGTTGTCATGGATAAGAATAGATTTCCACCAACGCAGTATGAACAGCAGTGGATTCCTTGCAGTGAGCGGCTGCCGGAAGACGACGTCAATGTGCTGGTTACTGATGACGCCGGCGGGGTACAGTGGATTGCCATAGACAAGGTCCTTCCTTACGAGGACGGAAGCGGACGGTTTTGGTTGACATCACAGAATCCTATAGCATGGATGCCGCTCCCGGCGGCATATCGAGAGGGGGAGCAGGAATGACAGAATGCACCTTGCACAATCTGCTGACATCTTGCCAGTTTGAACAAGTGTTTTGGATTTACAGAACCAATGACTGTGACCAAAACATTCTGCTTGCGAAGGGAACGAAGCAGGAAATGTTTGCGGATGAGGACGTGAATTTTGAATTGATCGATCATATAAACGATGTTGTTGAGTACTGGACGATCAGAACAGACGGGGCAATGTTTGTGCGTCTGCGGATGACGGAACAGGCCGAAGACCTGTGGAATGATCATTTTGTGCAGAGGTGGGATTGGGGCAATCCATTAAAACGTCCTTGGGTGTATTCAGCAGAAATGGACGATTTCACACACTGCATTTATGGTAGCGTAGATTATTTACACCCTTATGGAGATCCGTTGGAGTGCCAACATTGGGATAAAAGAGAGGAGGACGGCGGTGAACAGAATTAAAGAATTGCTCGACCTCCGGGGAATGACGCAAAGACAGTTAGCGGATAAAGTCGGCGTTACCGAGGTGACCATCAGCCGATACGTGAAGGGGATCAGGACACCAAGGGCAACGATTGCACAGGAGATTGCGAAAGCACTCGGCTCTGATGTAACCGTGGTCATGGGGTATGACGAAAAGCCGCTACTAAACCACGTTGAAATGATCATTGATTACACAACGGACGGGACGGATTACCAGTATGCCGACAATCACGGTCTCCTGGTGCGGTGCAGGGATTGCCGATGGTTGGCTTATCCCATCGACAGTGAGCATAGCCGATTTTGCAGACGCTACGGCTCCGCTATGCTTCCTGCTGATTTTTGTAGCAGGGGAAAAAGAAGGGAGAATAATTCCGATGAATAACTTACTTAGAACCATCCTCGCCGTCCTGATCGGCGCGGCGATCTGCATCATGAGTCTGCCGCTGACGGCGCAGGCCGGACAGGATGACGGGCACTGGCAATCACTAGGCGAGTATAAGATCACCTACTACTGCAACTGCCGCCGATGCTGCGGCAAGTGGTCAGGTGGCCCGACAGCATCCGGCGAGATGCCCGAAGAGGGCCGGACGGTCGCCAGCTCCATGAAGCTCGGCACTCACCTGATGATTGACGGGCATGAGTATGTCGTGGAGGACAGGGGCGTGACCGGAAAGCACATTGATGTGTACATGGACGATCATCAGGAGTGCCTAGAAAATGGCGTGGACTATCTGGAAGTGATGAAATGGGTGGAGGACTGATATGGCATACACATTAAGCAAGTACGAGCGTGAGACGATCATCAGCTTCAACGAGGAGGAGACCGAAGCCGTCCTTTACACGGCGTCGCCCATCATGATGCGCAAGATGGACAAGCTGGTCGAGAAGTCCCCGGATCTCTTCAGGGAGCTCCCGGAGCACCGCCAGTATCTCGACGGTCAGCCGATCAGCACCCGGTACAGCTTCCCGAAAGATCTGATCACGATCAGGTCGACGAAACGAGTGATGACGGAGGAGCAGAGAGCAAAAGCCGCCGAAACCCTGAGAGCCGCTCAGAATAAAATCTGACGCTGAACCCCCCGGCTCAGACCGGGAGAAAACAGATTCAAATCGTTCGGACGGGGAAAATTATCACCTAGACAACCGAACCCGTCTGAACGGGCAAATAACGAGGTAGAACGATGATAGAGAAAATCAAGATCAAGTATCTGGATCCGCACATACTCCCGGTGAAGGAGTTTGTCGGCGGTGACTGGGTGGATCTTCGGAGCCGGGTGACGCTCAAAATAAAAGCCGGGGAGTATGTTGAGATCCCGCTCGGCGTTGCAATGGAGCTTCCGTCCGGGTATGAGGCCCACATCGTGCCGAGGTCATCCACCTTTCGCAATTACGGCATCCTGATGACCAACGGGGTCGGGATCGTGGACGAGAGTTACTGTGGCGACACAGACGAGTGGCACTTCCCAGCCTACGCCACTCGGGATTGCGTGATCAACGCCAACGACCGCATTTGCCAGTTCCGTATCACGAAGCATCAGCCCGGCCTGAGCTTCGAAACCGTCCTCAGTCTGGACAATCCCAATCGGGGCGGGCTCGGCTCGACGGGCACAAGGTAGGAGGTATAAGCGACATGCGCAAAATAATTGTATATTGTGACCGTTGCGGTCAGCAGACGGAGAAGGTCTATCACCTGACGGCCACGCAGGAGAAAATCCCGGATGGGGGTGAGCTTTCGGCACCTGGGTTGAGTGCTCTGCACGGCATCGACCTGTGTTGGAACTGTCTCAATGGGGCGGTGCGGTACACCATTGGAGACCTTGCGGATTACACACAGGCAACTGCGTCCGAGGCGTTCGCATCGACTGCCCAGTCGTCGGCGGCACAAGCTGATCCCGTCCTGATCGAGGTCGACAAAAGCGCTGCGGTGGCTACACCGTCAGCAGACACGGAGGATCGGGCAGACACTCCGGGAGCTAAGGGCAAGCTCTCAGACATCGACCCGGACTACCTGAGACAGCTTGCCGACGAGGGTCTGACCCCGGCGAGGATCAGAGACAAGATCGAGCAGGATTACGGCATCAAGGTCGGTATATCATCCGTGCAGTACCGTCTGCATAAGATTGGATTATGACACACGATGAGGTGATAAGCATGGAAATCAGCAAGGTAGAGATCGTCGAAGAGCACTGGCGGCTCATGACCGTCCGGCATCTGACCTATGAGATCGTTCGCAAGACGTGGCGGGTCGAGGAGCTCCGGCGCACCCTCATGCCCGGCGGGATGGATTACACCAAGGACAGGGTGTACGCCACGCCGTCCGACAAGATGGCGAAGGTCATGGACAAGGTCATCCCACTCGAGAAGGAGATCGAGGGCATCCAGCTCGCCAAGGTCGAGGCCATCGCCAGGCTGTCGCACGAGATCGAGCAGATTGATGATGACCGCTGTCGGACGATCCTTGACGGCTATTATCTCAGCGGTCGCTCCATCGAGGAGATCGCCGACCAGATCGGCTACTCCGTTAAGCACGTCTACCGCCTCCGCAAATTGGGCCTCGCAAAGATGCGACAAATGAGAATTCCAACTGTGGTATAACAGTATTGTGAAGCACTGGCAAGAGAGCGTCCTGCCGGTGCTTTTTCTATGCGCACGTTCGCCTTTCGTGCCCGTCGGAACCTATCCGACACCATGGCGGAGTCGATGCAAGCCGCCATACAAATACATCGGGCGGGGGGACATCCCCCGCTTTTCTTTTAAATTTTTATGCCGGGGGTATTGCACATGATATATAAGCGTTGCCCGCATTGCGGCAGGCGGATCCCGTCCGGCACGACCTGCGGGTGCTATAAGCGAGAGTATGCGCCGACAAAAGCCGGGGCTGAATTTTATCACAGCACCAGGTGGAACAAACTCAGGGCATACATCCTCGCAAAATATAGCGGGCGGGATATGTGGTCAGCTTCGAAGGGCCGTCTTGAAAAAGCCGACACAGTTCACCACATCATCCCGGCAGACGAAGACCCCTCGCTGATCTGGAGCGAATCAAATCTTATCCCGGTCTCACGTGATTCCCACGCTGAGATTCATAAGCTTTACGCTGCGGATCAGGCGACGAAGGCGGCCACCCAGGCGACCCTGCGCTCCATGGTCATCTCGTTTGACAACTTCATCGATTAAGTGGTTAATGCATCAACTTTCAGAAAATTTACTTGAAACGTTAACCAAGGGGGGATCGAAAAAGTAATCGTATGAGCCCGCATGACCGCCGCCCTCCCTAAATTTTCGCAAATTTCTATTTTCGGGGTCGGGCGTACATTTGTTCTGGTACAGATAGAACACCAAGAGAGGAGGCGATACCGTGCCAAGACAGAGAAAAGTACTGACACTGCAAACGGGGCACCTGAAGCGGGATGTGCAGGATCGCCGCCAGTATGAAGAGAGCTTAGTCAAGTCTGACGGCGTTGATCTGGACAATGTCGTGGCGGGGGATTTCACCAACACCACGGCCAGGAAGGAGTACGACCGGGCACTGAAACGCCTGCGGGAAGAGGCCGGGATCGTCGGCAACCTCAACAAGTCGGATTTGCTGCTGTATGCGAATGCGTATGGCAAGTACATGGACTGCGTGAGGGAGTACCGCAAGAAGGACTTCCAAATGGTGGTCTGGACGGACAAGGGGCCGAAGCCCAACCCGATCATTAAGATGATGGATGACGCTCAGCGGTGCATGCAGGAGGCTTCCCGACGCCTGGGCATGACTGTGGACGGTCAGCTGAAGACGGCGAAGGCGAAGGCCGACAAGCAGGAGGCGGAGATGGAGCAGGTCTTCGGGGCGATATGATGACCAATCGCGAGGAGATCGTCCAGTACTGCCGGGACTGCATCGACGGCACGATCCCGTCCGGGCAGAAGCACAAGTGGGCATGCCAGAGGTTCCTGGACGACCTCGACCGCATCGGGACGCCCGGCTTCCCGTACATCTGGGACGAGGCGGCGGCTGATCGGATTGTGAAGTGGTTCGCCCTGCTCCGGCACTCCAAGGGGGCGTTGGCCGGGCAACCAATCGAGCTGACGGCGTGGCAGAAGTTCCGGGAGTGCCAGATCTACGGATGGATCCACCGGGAGACTGGACTCCGCCGATTCAGAAAGGCGTTCACCGAGGTGGCAAGGAAGAATGCGAAGTCCCAGATGGAGGCAGGCGAGGCCCTCTATGAGCTTGCCGTGGTGTCCACCAAAAACGGCGAGGTGAATGAGGTCTACACAGCGGGCACGAAACGAGAGCAGTCCAAGATCGTGTTTGACGAGTGCGATTTGATGAGCCGGGGGACGCTCCTCCGCACCAAATTCCGCTTTAAGCGTGATCGGATTGAGCACACAAAAACGGGATCCTTCATGAAGGCTTTGAGCAAGGAGGACGGGAAGAGCGGAGACGGTACGAATCCGGCCTGTCTTATCCTCGACGAGTACCATCAGCACCCGACAACGGACTTTTACGATTTGGCTCTCGGTTCCAACACCAAGGAGCCGATGCTATCCATCATCACGACGGCGGGAAAGGATCTGACCTACCCGTGCTACACGCAGGAATACGATTATTGCTCGAAAATCCTCGACCCGAATGTCGACGTGCGAAATGACGAGTATTTCGTCGACATCTGCGAAGCTGACCCCGGCGATGACATCGGGGACGAGCTGACGTGGAAGAAGGCAAACCCGATCCGGGCGTACTACCCGGAGGGGCTCCAGAAGATCCGTGAGGACTACGAGGTCGCCAAGGAGATCCCGGAGAAGATGGTCGCCTTCCTGACCAAGATGCTCAACATTTGGGTTCAGGCCAAGGATAACGGCTACATGGATATGGCGAAGTGGAAAGCCTGCGAGGTGCAGGCCCCGCCGATTGATCTGGATGGGCGAGCCTGCTTCTGTGGGCTCGATCTCAGCGCGAAGCATGACCTTACTTCGGTGACCTTCATCGTGCCGTACCGCACCGGCGAGATTGATGCATCGGGGCATCCGGTGGTCAATTACTACCTGTGGTCGCACAGCTTCATCCCGACCACGGAGAAGCTCCGGGAGCACATCATCAAGGACAAGGTGCCATATGATGCCTGGGAGCGGCTCGGCTACCTGACACTGACCAACACGCAGATCGTCGACCAGAGCGCAGTCATCACGTATGTGCTGTCGGAGATCGAGAAGTACAAGCTCGACCTTCAGTGCCTCTGCTTTGACCCTGCCGGGGCAAGCAAGATGATGATGGATCTGTCAAATGACGGCTACCCGGTCGAAGAGGTCTTCCAGTCGCATAAGAGCCTGAACGAGAGCACGGTCGGATTCCGGGAGCAGGTCTATGCGGGGAACGTGCAGTATCTGCACAATCCGCTATTAAATTATGCCATGAGCAACGCCGTCATTCGCACGAATGGCGGCTTTATCAAAATAGACAAGGACGCCACCAGCAAGCGCATCGACCCGGTCGACGCCACGCTGTGTGCCTTTAAGCTGGCCCTCTATTACGACTTTGAATCAGAGGACTACGGTGACTATGTAGACAAGTTTTTAGATGAGATGGGAGCGTAAAGATGGGATTTTGGCGAAGATTTCTCAATGCGATCTCAGCTGATCCCGGCGGACCAGAAACAGCCGACCTGAACGATGCGAAACTCCTCGAGTGGCTCGGCATTGACTCGGATAAGCCGAAGGAGATCAGCGAGATCACATATTTCACCTGCCTCAAGGTGCTCTCGGAGACTATGGGCAAGCTCCCACTGAAGTACTACCGGGAAGAAGAGACAGGCGGGCGGGTGAGGGAACCCCCGACACCTGCCGGGCGCCTGCTTATGAACCGTCCGAACCCGACGATGACCCCGGCGACCTTCTGGGCCACGGTGGAAGCGAACTGCGAGCATTACGGCAACAGCTACGTGTGGATCCAGTCGGACTTTCAGCGTCAGCGGTACGGCGGCGATTACACCGTCCGGGCCTTCTGGCCCATGCAGTCAGATGCCGTGCAGGTCACCATGGACGATGCGGGCATCTTCGGCAATGCCGGGCGGCTCTATTATGAATACACCGACCCACGGACAGGCAAACAGTACGTCTTTCGGCAGAGCGAGGTGCTCCACTTCAAGAGCTGGCTCACCTGGGACGGCGTGATCGGCAAGTCCGTGCGGGACATCCTTAAGACAACCGTGATCGGATCGGCTGAGGCGCAGAGGTATCTCGACAAGCTGTACGAGAGCGGCCTGACTGCATCGAGCGTGCTCCAGTATACAGGCGACCTCGATGAGGCCAAACGGAGGAGACTTCAGCATAAGTACAACGAGCTTCTGAGCGGGGCGAAAAACGCCGGGAAGGTCGTCGCTCTCCCCATGGGCATGCAGTTACAGCCGCTTAGTTACAAGCTGGCTGACAGCCAGTTTGCCGAGCTGAAAAAGTACTCGGCCCTCCAGATCGCCGCCGCCTTCGGGGTAAAGCCAAACCAAATAAACAACTACGACAAGTCCAGCTATGCAAACTCTGAGATGCAGCAGCTGGCTTTTTTAGTGGACACGATGCTGTACCGCATCACGGCTTACGAGCAGGAGATCAATTCGAAGCTCCTGTCGACCCGTGAGGAGACCGCTGGATGTTTCTACAAGTTCAACGAGCGGGTGCTCCTGCGCACCAATTTTGAGGCGCAGATAAAGGCCATCGCTCAGGGCATCCAGAACGGCATCTACACCCCGAACGAGGGGCGGCATTATCTTGATCTACCGTCACAGGAAGGCGGCGACCAGCTGATCGTCAACGGCAACTACGTGCCGCTGACCGCAGTCGGTGCGGCCTACGGGGTAGGTCGGAAAGGAGGTGACGGAGATGGTGATCAAAATTGACGGCGACATCATCGGCAACGACTGGAAACCCGTGTATGAGTATTACGGCTTCACCTCCACCTGCCCGGCAGACGTGGAAGACGCCATAGCCCAGATGCGGGAAGGCGACACGCTGGAGGTCAAGATCAACTCCGGCGGCGGTGACGTATACGCCGGCCAGGAGATCTACAGCATCCTGCGGGCCAGATCCGACGTCAGCATCGAGATCGAGAGCCTTGCGGCGAGTGCGGCGAGCGTGATCGCCATGGCAGGGCACTGCACCATCAGCCCCGTGGGCATGATCATGATCCACTGCGTGAGCACATGCGCTGCGGGAAACCATCAGGACATGGAAAAGACCGCCAAGGTGCTCAAGGAGCATGATGCGGCTCTGGCAAGTGCCTACGTCGAAAAGACGGGCATGAGCAAGGACGAGATCCTCGCCCTGATGAATAAGGAGACCTGGCTCCCGGCTGACCGGGCAGTGGAGCTCGGTTTTGTGGACGGAATCACCGAAGCGGCGGACAGCCGCATGGCGGCCTCCTTCGGCGGCATGCAGGTTACGCCTGAAATGCTTGCCGAGTACAAGACGGCCATGGCGGCCAAGGAAAGCCGGGAAGCAGAGAAGAAAGCACTTTTAGACAGCCTCGAAAAGTATGGGGCATAAGAGAGGAGCAAAAGCATGGATAAGAGACTTGTAGATCTGCTTGATCAGATCAACAGCAAGAAGGCAGAGATCCAGAACCTCATCGCAGAGGACAAGCTGGAGGACGCCAAGGAAGCAAAGAAAGACCTTGATTCTCTTCAGGAAAAGTTTGACCTCCTGAAGGATACCATCGACGCAGAGGAGGATCCCGAGATGGAAAAGACTATCGTAACCCAGGAGCCCGTAGACAGCATCAAGGCATTTGCCGATGCCGCAAGGAACCACTTTAAGAACACCATGAACGAGGGAACTGCTGCGGATGGCGGCTACACCGTCCCGGCGGACATCCTGACCCGGATCAATCACTACAAGGAGGCGAAGTTCTCCCTGAAGAAGCTGGTCCGCGTTGAGAACGTCACCACCAACACTGGGCGCCGGATCTTCCAGACCAAGGCCTCCCACTCCGGATTCAGTTCTGTAAACGAGGCCGCGGCGATCGGTCAGGCATCCGCTCCGCAGTTCGGTAAGATCGATTATACCATCGACAAGTACGCCGGCATCCTGCCGGTCACTGATGAGCTGCTGGCTGATTCCGACGCCAACATCACGGACGTCCTTGTCAGCTGGCTGGGCGACGAGGGTGTCGCTACTGAGAACACCCAGATCCTGAGCCTCATCAATCCCGGCTCTACCGGCACGAACATCACCAGCGCCCCGATCGACGGCATCAAGAACGCCCTGAACGTGACGCTCGGTCAGGCTTATGCCGAGGGCGCGGCTATCATCACCAATGACGACGGCTTCAACTTCCTTGATACGCTGAAGGTCGACGCGAACTCCAACGAGTACCTCCTGAAGCCCGCGAAGGATCAGACCGCTCCCACTCCGTACACTCTGGCGGTTGGCGCGAGGCTTGTCCCCGTCGTGGTCGTTCCGAACGTCGTCTTCCCGTCCACGGTCGTGGCAACTGGCGACAATGCCGGAACCTACATTCCGTTCGTGGTCGGCGACCTGAAGGAGGCTGTTGCTTTCTTCGACCGTCAGCAGCTGTCTATCATGACCAGCAATGTGGCGAGCATCAACGTCACCGTCAATAACGCGACTACCACCCTGTCTGCGTTCGAGAACGATCTGACCATGTTCCGCGGCATCATGCGGTTTGATGTTGTCAGCCGTGACTCCGGCGCCATCGTGAAGCTCTGCGTAAAAAAATCCTGACCGTCGACGCTGACAGTGACGGCGTCTACTCGGAGGACGAGTTGAACGCGCAGCCTGTCCGGGTGCTCCAGGCGTTGGCGGAGGAGCTTAATTACGACACC